TCAAGGTGTCGGGAGTTCGAATCTCTCTTGGGTCACCAACAAAACCACTTTTATTTTGTCGGGATAAACGGTCACGTTTTTAACGGCAAGCTCAAACAGGGTCTTGATAAATTCGGGACTCTGTTTTTGTTTGAGTTGTTTTTGAAAAGTATCAATGATTTTATCAATATCAAAGGTTGTAGACTGTGCGATAGCCTGTCTGTCTTCGGCTTCTTTAATTTGCGTCCTGAGCCGCAGTATTTCTTCCTTGATTTGCGCCATTTTTGCGGATGTAAATTCATCTTCCCGGTCGGTCATATACAAATCGTATAATTTATCAAGCCGCTTAGAAGCATCGCTCTCCTGCTTTTTTAGCCTTTTTACCTGGTCTGTATAGTCCGGAACTTTGACGCCCATGTTGTTTTTAGCAATAATTCTTTTTATCTGGTCGTGTGCATCCGGAGCCGTAAATAATTTGCGTATTAATTGATATACTGTTTCTTCTATATCATCACGATTGATAAATTTCTGCGGGCATTTCTCATCTCCGACAAGACGCCCTTTCGGACATCTGTAGTAATAGTTTTTTATACCACGGCTGTTTTTCGTCGAGTGTGCGACCATAGCAGACCCGCATTTCCCACAATATATAAGACCTGATAAAGCATAGATAGCTTTTGCTTTTCCTGCTCCTGATCTCCGTTTATTCTGATCCAATTTAACCTGCACCTCCTCAAAAATTTCTCTTGAAACAATGGCTGGAATAACGTTTTCAAAATACTGTACATTAGCGCTTGTCTGGTGTGTATTTCTTTTCCCTTTGTGAAATAGTGTTTTGCCGAGGTATAAGTCGCCGACGTATTTTCGATTGCGCAAGATTTCATAAATAGATGTTAAAGTAAATTCTTTCCCTGCGCGGTTTCGATAACCGGCATTAAAAAGCCGCTTGCGTATAACGCCGTAATGGACACCTGCGGCGTACCATTCAAAAATCATACGGATGGCGGGTGCTTCATTCTCATTAATGATTAGCTTTTTATCGGCATCAACAGAAAAACCATACGGCATTCTCCCACCTGTGCATTTACCTTGAATTGCGTTTTCACGCAGGCCCTTTTTGATTTCGTTTGAAAGATTCCGCGAATAGTAAGCGGCCATGCCAACCAGCATAGACTCCATCATTTGACCCTCCGGAGATGTGCTGTCTATGTCCTGTCGACTGTAAGCATACTTTACACCGGCTTCTTCCAGCTTGTGCTTTGTTATGTAATAGTCAAGTTCGTTTCGGGCATTGCGGTCTATTTTGTGAAATACGACGATATCAAATTTTCCTTTCTGCGCATCTTTTAGCATAAGTTTATACTGTTCACGGCCGATGGTCGTAGTGCCTGATTTTGCTTCATCGGCATACTTCGCAACAATAGCGTAATTGTGCTTTTTGCAGTATTCAGTACTGTCTCTGAATTGCGCAAGAATAGATTCTTCACGCTGGTTTTCGGAAGAAAAACGTGCGTATAAAGCGGCTCTAAGCATAAAAAAAATCAGCTCCTTTTTAGAAATGGGCTGATCATGTTATAATATAATAGTAATCAGCCCAGGGTGGGTTATTACATCTTCCCGTTATCGTACCGTTAATGCGATAACGGGATTTTTATGCTGCTATTTTTCTTTCACGTACGTAAAGTAGATCCACAATAAAATTAAAAATACTATAATACTACTCATTAGCAAACACTCCTTTTACAATCAACTTTCAAGCAAAGTGGCTTCCTGAATTAATTCTTGTACTATCTTCTCATTACATTCTTCAACAAGTGACTTCATCCGGAACAAATCAATAATTCCCCAGATCCCAAAACCGGCGCAAGTGATCCAGTATAAGATGTTCTTGATAGGCTGCCCAAGATAGAAATAGTGGATACCACACAAAATCCAGCAGATGTACGCCATAGACGTCTCTTTTTCTTTAGTATTGAGCTTACTCGTCACGTAGCTTTTCTGCGTCGGCGTCAGGTCCCTTAATAGTAATAACGTTGTTACTGTCATTTTAAAAGTCTCCTCTCTCATAAAAAAATTATTGTATCTCGGACTGTCTTAGTACAGCTAACCCTAATACTTTTATGCTCTCGCAAGTATCTTCGGTAAAAAACATAGGCGCGTATTTACTATTAGCTGACGCTAAAGATACTGTTTTACCGGACTTGTAAAAACGTTTTAAACAAACCTTTTCATTGTCTATTTCTACGCAAGCAATTTTCCCGTTTGGCACTTCGGACATCGATTTTATAAAAACTATATCGCCGTCATTGATGTTTGCATCGATCATACTGTCGCCGCGGACAGTAATGCAGAAATCCACGTCATATTTATTCTCTATATCATAATACGGCGTGTCTTGATTGAGATCTTCAAGAGGTTGCCCGGCGGCAGCGTATCCCAGCATTGGGACTTTTTTAAATTGCGGACGGTGGGTGCCGGGTGGGAGTGTCGTGTCTGAATCATCATAATCCAGTAGCCAGCGAGCAGTAGTGTTTAAAGCTTCGGCAAATGCTACTATCTTAGATTGTGTTAAATCATTCTCGCCACTTTCTATTTTAGCGATTGTCGATCGGGATTTATAACCTAATCGTGTAGCCAGTTCTTCTTGTGACATTCGCAGTTCTTCCCTGCGCAATCGTATCCTATCCCCTAATGTCATGTTTAAATCCTCCTATCAAAGATTATATTACTTTGGTTACGAAAAATCAACAAAAATTAAACTCCATAAAAAAATGTTGACTTTTCAGAAACAAAAGGTTATACTGTGTCTAGTGATTAAAAATCACTCCAAAATATCAGAAAGGAGGAAACCTATATGACGAATACCGCGGAGTTGGAAGGCGCGATTGCGAAATCCGGTAAATCAAAAAAAGAGATCGCAGCCGCACTCGCATTATCTGAAGCGGGACTGTGGAAGAAAATAACAAATCAATCAGAATTTAAAGCGACTGAAATTAAAAAGATTCAAAGTCTTCTATCGCTGTCCTCTGCTGAAAGAGACTTAATTTTTTTTGCACAATAAGGTGATTTTAAATCACTATAATTAGTAAAAGCGAGGTGAAGAAGAAAATGAAGATCGAATGCACTGTTGAAGAGTTTAAGAAACTCACAGAAAAAGAGCCCCGCGGCAACGGAGCTCTGAAGGTTCGTACAACTATGAATCTTCTTACTTGTAGTCGATTGATCCAACAGTACAGGCAAGAACAGAATCGTAGCAAACAAACAAAAACGGGAGTTTGGTAAGTTCATTCCCGATTACAACAGTGGCGTTTTGCAGTAAAAAGAAAGGCTCGCTCCCGCATAGAACGTGCTTCTTTGGCTGCGTAGATTCGGACTTGCCGAAACACGCACGTAAAAAAGCTCTGGGTGCTTCTGTCTCGGGTTTCACTGGATCGTCGCTAAAAACAGGTGTACCAAAAATAGTACCAGTAGCCGTTAACAGAATTAATTGATTCTGAGTGAGATCTCCGGCCTGCGTAGTAACTGCTAATGCGCCCACTAAGGATCTAATATTCATCGCATTCACCCCCTCTCTAAAACAATTATAGAGGGACGTGCGGAGTAAAGCAAAAAACATATCAATTTCTTCTCTCCGTTGAGTCGCCCGCAAATAACAAGTTGTTATTGCTATATCCATCGTGAACTGTGTTATGCTCGACAACAATTACCCTGGGCGGCTCAACGGAGAGAAGAACAGAAAAAAGCGAGGTGATTAAATTTGAGAGTTTCAGACGAGCTTCCGTCGGTTATCGAAGTCAGTTATCAACCGCCAGGAGAAGAAGCGGATTTCTACGAATACAAGTTGGCGAAGTGGATTATGAGTTTATCGAAAGAACAGGAGGAATCAACATGATTGACAAAATGATCATTTATTTATGGCTTTTCCTGTCCGTCGTACTGATTATCGCCGCAGCGGAGAAAACATCATGTCTAAATTTCTAATCGGGTTCGTGGCGATTGTTCTCTTATCCGGATACTCGGTACAGCCACCGGAAAAGACGGTGCCGTATAAAGTAACACTCCGGAATGGCGAAAGTGTCTGGGATGCCTGCGCGAAAGTCGCAAGCAGCAAAGACGACGTGCGGGAAGTAGTCTACAACACGTTGAAAGAAAACCACATAAAAAATCCCGGTGATGTTCAGCCGGGTACAGAGTTAGTTATTCGAGTAAAGGAGATGAAGTAATGGATGAGAAAACTATTTCGGTGGCACTTACCGAAGATGACTGGTATTTATTGCTTAGGACTTTAGCTGCTGTCAAAAAGTGCGCACCGATGTCTCTTGAAATTGCTCTTAACTGTATCAGCCACAGAATAAAAACCGGCTTGGAAGAAGAAAAGAATAAAATTTTCTAATGCTGAAAGGAGATAAAGATGGCTTGTAGGGGAGATGTCGATACTGAAGATTTAGAACGGATAGTCTCTATCGCGCGTAGCGGAGAAAATATACTCTGCGGATATTTTAAAGATTTTGATGGCTGCCTGTCTGTTGAACAGAAAGAAAAAGTGACAGCTGCTGTGGATTTCTTTGAAATGTTAGCGGATCACTTAGAAACACTAACGGCAGCTGTTGAGGCTATGAATTACAGAGAGGAGATGTGTGAATGCGGAGAAGACTATTAACTATTTTATTCACATTGTTAGCGCCCTTCGCGGCGCATGCGGAATGGCTCATCGCAGAGTGCAGCGCTTATACGCCTTACGATTGCGGGACTATTACCGCAACGGGCGAAACAGTCCACGTCGGCGGGGTCGCTTGTAACTTCCTACCGTTCGGTACGGTAGTCGTTATTGACGGCGTGGAATACGTCGTAAATGACCGCTGCGGAATTGATGGCTGTATAGATATTTTCATGGAGAGCTACGAAGAAGCGATTCAATTCGGACGAAGATACAAGGAGGTTTATATCAAGAGATGAATTATAAAAAGATCTATTCACAAGCGCTTAAAACTATTTTAGGCGGAAGAAAAGGGGTAGTTCTCAGGCAGTTTACAAAATCCGCAGACGGTAAGGACCTGCTCACGTTTGATAATTACGGCTTGTTTTTCATACCGAAAGAGCTAAATATCTTCGCGGAGCATGTCGGGACATCTCTATCCGCACACGATGTGTGCAAGCTCATTCCGAAAAAAGATACATTACTCACAGCTCTGCAGCCGACAGGCATGGTTATCGGAAAAAGGCCGTGCGGGCGTGTGTTAGAAAAACCAGACGGCAGTGAATATCCGTATCTTCTCGATGACAGCTATTTCGGATATTTCGACCATGACGCTGAGATTAAAGTAGATCTGACTGCAAAAACGTCGGTATTCTATATTTTCGAAAATGACAAGTTGGTATGCGTTGTCGCACCGATACGCAGAAAGAAATGAAAGGCGGTGATGTAAATTGCTTGTTAGTACAAGTAAAAAGCCGTCCGGCTGCTGGAACAGTCGAACGGCAAAAACAAACACTTACTAATTTATTATAGCACAAATGAAGGAGACAGAAAAATGATTAGAATCGAAATTGATGTAAATGATGTAGCCGAATTAAAAGCGCAGCTGAAAGGACTCTTAAACGAACCGGTTAAAAGCACGGTAACAGTTACACCGGAAAACGTTACGCTTACCGCACCACAGGTCAAAGAAGCCAAAGCGCCGAAGGCAAAGAAAGCAGAGAAAGCGGAGCCCGTAAAAGAAGAACCGCCGAAAGCGGACACTGCAGATGAACTGACGGAAGACCAGAAGACCGAACTGCGGACACTCTGTGCAGATTATACACATAAAGTTTCTGACGGCAAGGAGCGAATCAAGCAGTTCTTGAAAGACAAAGGACTCGCTAAAGTAACCGAACTCAAACCTGCCGATCTGTCAGAATTTAAAGCGATGGTACAAATCTAATGGCACACGCAATATTAAGCGCATCGGCCAGTTCCCGATGGCTGCATTGCACGCCGTCGGCAAGGCTGGAACGGAAGTTTCCGGACGCGTCAAGCCCTTATGCGCTGGAAGGCTCACGCGCACACGAGAGAGCAGAGTACTTCTTGAATCGTTTTTTAAAAACTGGCGATTCTAACGTACTTATACGCGAAGACGTCGAGATGAACGATGCTGTACAAGCTTACGTCAACATCTGCGTTGAGAAAATCAACGAAGCGAGAACTGCTTCTCCGGATGCGCAGATCAAAGTAGAACAGCGGCTGGACTTCTCCCGCTGGGTGCCGGAGGGTTTCGGTACCGGCGACACTGTAATGGTTTCAGATAAATACTTTGAAGTCGTTGATCTCAAGTACGGAAAAGGCGTTCCTGTTTCCGCCGTCAATAACAGCCAGATGCGGCTGTACGCACTCGGGATGTACGAAGCGTTCGGCTATCTGTACGGAGCCGATGAGGTCAGGATGACGATTGTGCAGCCACGGCTTGACAGCGTTTCGACTGAAACGATTTCAGTCGAAGACCTGCTCACGTGGGGTGAAGAAGTCAAAAAGAAGGCAAAAATCGCTTTTGCCGGTAAAGGTGATTTTTGCGCAGGCAATCACTGCCGATTCTGCAAAGCAAGGAACACCTGCAGGGTACACGCGGAATACGAATTAAAAAACGTTAAAGAAGATCTGCAGACAGCGGAACTGGAAGACTTTGAAATTTCGGATATTCTGCTTCGTGCTAAAAACATCAAAACTTGGCTTGACGGTCTGGAATCATATGCGCTTGGAAAAGCCCTTGACGGCTACGACTGGCCGGGAATGAAACTTGTCGAAGGCCGAAGCAATCGGAAGATAACGGATGACACCATTGCGGCGAACAATCTTTTGAACGCAGGCTTTGGCGCCGAAGAAATCTACAAACCGCAGGCACTGCGGTCGATTACCGACTTGGAAAAACTCTGCGGAAAGAAAATGTTCAGCGAGTTAATGTCCGGAGTGATTGAGAAACCGCCGGGTAAACCGACGCTGGTCTCTGCGGATGACAAACGGCAGGCATTAGAAATAACAAATATCAAAAATGATTTTGACGAAAGTCTTTTATAAAAAAGGAGAAAACACAATGAAAAGCATTAAATTTGTTACCGGATTAGTCAGATTGTCTTACGCGAACATCTGGGCGCCGAAAGAAGATTTAAGCGGCCGCATGCGCTACTCGGCGAGCTTGCTGATCAAGAAAAGCGACACAAAGACGATCTCACGTCTGAAAGCGAAAATCAAAGAACTCATCAATGACGAAGAAGCTAAAAAGATCCTCGGCACGCGTGGCAAAGATATCGATCTGCCTCTTCGTGACGGTGACACCGAACGCGAGGGCGACGCTAACTATGCCGGACACTATTTCTTAAATGCGAAAGCGACAGAAGATTACCCGCCGAAGATCCTCGGCCCGGACGGTGAAGAAACCTTTGATAAATCAGAAGTGTATAGTGGGTGCTACTGTCAAGCCGTTCTGTATCTCTTTGCATACAATCAGGGTGGCCACCGCGGCGTAGGAGTCAGCTTAAGCGGTCTGAAGAAAATCAAAGACGGTACACCGCTGTCCGGCAGCAGTGTTTCCGCAGGGGACTTCGATGATGATCTCTTAGGCGCTGACGCCAAAGATGACGATAATGATGATATTTTTTAAGGAGTAGGAATTATGGCTACACTGGCAATTGATTTAGAGACGTACAGTGACAACGACATCAAGTACGGAGTCTATAAATATGTAGACTCGCCGAACTTTGAAATCTTGTTGCTCGGATACAGTTTCGATGACGGGCCGGTGCAGGTAATAGATCTTACTAAAGAGGAGATGCCTGTGCGGATTGCACAGGCTCTTTTCGATAGCAGCATCACAAAGACGGCGTTCAACGCGAACTTTGAAATTACCTGCTTCAAAAAGCTGTATCCGGAGTTGCCCGCGGAGCAGTGGGCGTGTACAAGCGTACTGGCGCTGTACAATTCACTGCCGACAAAACTTGCGGATGTAGCTGCCGTGCTGCACCTCGGCGCGGATAAACAGAAAGACACGCGAGGCAAGGCGTTAATCAACTACTTTTCTAAGCCGTGCAAGCCGACCAAAGCAAACGGCGGCAGAACAAGAAATTTACCGGAACACAATCCGGAAGCATGGGCGCAATACATCGAGTATAACCGGCAGGACGTCGTTGTCGAAAAGGCCATACGGCAGAAATTACTGTCACTTAAGCCTCCGAAGCTGGAACACAAATACTGGCTCATGGATCAGGAGATTAACAGCTGCGGTGCCCGGGTCAACATAAAACTTGTCGAAAACGCTATCCGCATAAACAAAGAACACAAAGCAAAACTGTTGACAAAAGCAAAGGAGCTTACCGGACTTGAGAATCCTAACAGCCCGCTGCAGCTTACAGCGTGGATAGAAAACCGGCTTGGTGAGACCGTCGAATCAATAGACAAAAAAGCGATTGCGGAACTCTTGAAAAAAGACATTCCGGATGATGTGCGCGTTATGCTTCGGCTGCGTCAGCTGCTCGGCAAGACATCAATCAAGAAGTACGAAGCGATGTGGAAAGCGATGACGTCAGACGGCCGCGTGCACGGCATGTTCCAGTTCTACGGTGCGATGCGCACTGGGCGCTGGGCAGGACGTATCGTACAGCTGCACAATCTGCCGCGAAACAGTATGAATGCGCAGGAGCTTGATACCGCCCGTGCTTTTGTCAAAAACGGCGATTTAGAAATGCTGGAACTCTGTTATGACAATGTACCGGATACTCTATCGCAGCTTGTCCGGACGGCAATTACCGCAAAGCCCGGCTGCCGATTTATCGTTGACGACTTCTCGGCCATCGAGGCGCGTGTCATTGCGTGGCTTGCCGGCGAGAAGTGGCGGCAGGACGTCTTTGCCGAAGGCGGTGACATCTATTGCGCTTCCGCCTCGGCCATGTTCGGCGTTCCCGTCGTCAAACACGGCGAAAATGGACACCTGCGGCAAAAAGGCAAGATTGCCGAACTGGCGCTTGGTTACGGCGGCTCCGTCGGCGCGCTAAAGCAGATGGGTGCTGACAAGATGGGGCTTTCAGATGATGAGCTGCAGGACATCGTGACGAAATGGCGCACGGCGTCAACAGCGATTACCAAGTTTTGGTGGGATGTAGACAACGCAGCTAAAAAAGCAATCAAGACAGGCAGTACGGTCAAAATCAAGCAAGGACATCTCGCTTTCTGCCGAAAGCAAGGGGCGCTATTTATCGAGTTGCCATCGGGCAGGCATTTAGTCTATATCAAGCCGGAAATTGGAGAGAACCATTTCGGCGGGGAATCTATCTTATACCGCGGCATTGAACAGGGCAGCCGGAAGTGGGGCAAGTTGGAGACCTACGGCGGCAAGCTTGTCGAAAACATCGTGCAGGCTGTTGCCCGTGACTGCTTAGCGGCGGCTATGCTGCGGCTCACGGAAGCGGGATACAAAATCATTATGCACATACACGACGAAGTCGTGATGGAAGTACCGGACGGCGACGGAAGCCTTGCCGAAGTTACAGAGATTATGTCGAAAAACGAGCCGTGGGAAGCCGGTCTGATCAAAACGGCAGACGGCTTTGAAGGTCAGTATTACATGAAAGATTGAGGTACTAAAAATGAACAAAATACAGATGGAACAGCAAATCAAAATCGCAAAAGAGGGAATTGAAGTACTTGATAAGTGGGCCGAAACGCTTGACGCTGAAGCACTGGAAGAAAAGCGAGAACAGATAGAAAAAGCAAAAGCTTATTGTGAAGACTGCTTAGATGCTTCGCAAACACTTATTGAAGCTATTGAAGCAACAGAACCAAAGAAAGAAGAAAAACCGAAGCGTAAACGAGCTCCGGCTAAAAAGAAAGAAGAACCTGTTGTCGAAGCTTGCCCGCCGGCTGCTGCGGATGATTTAGATGACCTGTTTTGAGGCGGATTATGAGGATTATCAGTCAATACCAGAATAATCGGTTATTTGAAGTCGTACGCGTAGTTTATAACAGTCGGAGGTCGTACAGATGGAAAGAGAGTCTGCAGGTGCACACCGCCTGCGGGCATTCTTTTCACTGCTTGTGGAAATTCCACGGCGGCTTAGGGGCACCCGTCGACGAAGGCTCGGGCTACTACTGCCCGAAATGTGGAAAAAGGCTATACAGACGTGACTCTGACTGCCCGTGGATTGAAGTACCCGAATCCGGACAGACGATCGTACCTTACAGCATCAGCTTAGAAGCCCGGGAATATAAAAACTGTTTAGACGTATACGCCGAAACACTGAACGTTGATGTTAAATCACCGATTGATGTATCGACACACGTCATAAAAAAATATACGCTGCGCTTCGATTTCAAAATCCGTGAAGTCTTGTACCTACAGCACGGTGCGTTTAAACGAGTAGATCACGGCAACGCAATATGGCCGTTAAACAAAACGGTAAACGATACTACGCGATTCTGCATGAAAGATACTGTTTTTCACTATCTAAACGCGGAAAGCAGTATTCGATATGCGGAACGGAAAAAGCTTGATTCGTTTTTTAAAGATGTAGTTGACTGCTTCAATCGCAAGCTGTCCGAAGCCGTCGGCTACAAAATCAAATCTGCGTACACACCGACAAGTACACAAGATTATCGCGGCGCTTTCGACTACTGCTTCTCAAATCTTGTTTGGCGCCTGAAATATCCGGACGCAAGAAACCTGACAACAGAAGAGATTCGCGCGTGTCCTTATGCAGATGACCCCATCGTAAAACTCGTAGAGAACACCGAAAAACCGTATCTGCAAACTGTACGCGAGATTTACCGATTCCCGGATATGCCCGGGCTGAACGTAAGACTTGCTAAATGTCCGATTCATTTTTTACGTATTCTCCGGTCCGCATGGCTCGTTTTTCACGAGATCGATAACAAGTACAAGCTTATAGATAAAATGCTCGTACAGTTAAAATGCAGCATCGGCTTCTATCAAAGCACCGAAAGTTATCTTCAATCTCTTCGGATAATCAGGCATACCCGGGGAGAAGCCGCAGCAGTTAAATTGCTGGAACGTGAGGATGCCGGTAATTTACGAGACTGCGCACATATGTGGAGTCTTCTGACTCCGCAGAACAAGCGGAAGTTTATCCGGGCAAAAATCCGCAGCCGGGATATTCACGACTACCTTACGCGCTTAGTAGACAGGCAGCAGCACGAGAACGTTCGTATCAAGTACAAGTCTCTGCGGGATTTCCCGTTGACGGGCAAAGTTGATGATTTAATCTTCAGCCTGCCGCCGGATACCGAACAGTTAGCAAATTTAGGACGCGCTATGCACAACTGCGTCGGCACCTACCGCGACCGTGTTTTATCTGACAAAGTACGCATTATTGCCGCTTTCAAAAACAGAAAGCCTGTCATCTGTATCGAGATCAGAAATGGTGCGGTGGCACAGGCAAAACTGGTCAATAATCAACCCGTCCGAGAGGATGCAGAACTCAACCGGGCACTGCTGGCGTGGGCGAAGTCAAGGAAATTAACAATAGAAACAAATGATGTCCAGACAGAAAGAGAGGTGACCGGCGTTGCAGCTGCAGTGTGATATTGAGTTCACGATAGCGACAGCGCCGCAGCGCTTCGCTAAAAAGTGGAAACACACAAAAACAACTTGGGCACACCTGCTTGAAAGGCTGTCTAAACCGACTGTGACAGGCGAGACCGTCGCGGAGTATAAAGCGATGAAGAAGTCCGACAGGGACAACCGTAAAGATATCGGAGGTTTTGTCTGCGGCTATCTCAAAAATGGCCAGCGGCTCAAGCAAAACGTCGAATATAGGCAGATTATTTGTTTGGACGCCGACAGCCCCGATGATGATTTCCTGACCGATTTAGATATCGGAATGGGCAATGCGGCGTGGGGGCTGTACACAACGCACAGCCACACTGCTGCTGCTCCGCGCTACCGCGTGCTTATCCCACTTGACAGGCCCGTAACGGCCGATGAGTACAAAGCTATTGCAAGGCTTTTAGCAAAGGACATCAGCATTGAAGCGATGGATTCTACAACATATGAGCCGGAACGGCTGATGTACTGGCCGAGTAAACCGCAGGACGGGGAGTTCATCTTTAGATACAACGATGCACCGATTCTTAATGCCGATGGCGTTTTGAGCCGATACGAAGATTGGCATGACGCGTCGCTGTGGCCGACATCAAAAAAAGAAGCAAGTATCACGGTATCAGCGGCGAAAAAGCAAGGGGACCCGCTGACTAAACCGGGGCTTATTGGCGCGTTCTGCCGGGCACACACAATCGAAGACGCCATAGAGACATTCCTGTCCGATGAATATACTGCCTGTGCAGTAGAAGGGCGGTATACGTACACGAAAGGCAGCACAAGCGCGGGGCTTGTCGTGTACGATGACAAGTTCGCCTATTCGCACCATTCGACAGACCCTGCAGGCGGAAAGCTCTGCAATGCTTTCGATCTTGTCCGGCTTCACAAGTTCGGGGCGTTTGACGCGGATGCCTCGGAAAGTACCCCGCCGAACAAGCTGCCATCGTATACAGCAATGACGAAGCTGGCAGGAGAAGACGAAGCGACAAGACGCATAATAAGCGCCGAACAGGCGGAAGACATTAAGAAGAGTTTCAAAGAGTCCGGGTTTAATGCCGCCGACGCCGACATGGACTGGATGGCGGAGCTGACAAGAGGCTCCGGGAAGAACGCGCCGATACTTCCGGTGGCGGGGAACTTTATCGCTATTCTCGAAAACGATCCGCAGCTAAAAAAATGCGTGGGCTTTGACCTTTTTAGCCACCGAGCAATGATCCGCAAGCGTTTACCGTGGCGTAAAGACGATAATACCGGAGAACCCTGGCAAGACAAAGATGACGCAGGTCTGCGCAACTATCTGTCTGAAATCTACGACTTATCTGCGCGACAAGTTGTTGATGATGCTCTTACACAGATCATTCACGATAATGCGTATCATCCGGTACGAGAGTATCTAAAGGCACTGAAGTGGGACGGCGTCAAACGTGCAGAAACGCTGTTTATTGACTTCTTAGGCGCCAAAAATTCGCAATACGTGAAAGATGTTACGCTGACATGGCTTAAGGCCGCTGTGGCCCGTGTAATGCATCCCGGGATCAAGTATGACTGCTGCGTAGTACTTAGCGGACCACAAGGTATCGGCAAAGGTACTCTTTTAAACGCGCTGGGCAGACAATGGTACAACAGCAGTATTACTGATATTCAAACGAAGGATGCTATGGAGCAGCTCCGTGGCAGCTGGATCGTCGAGCTCGATGAAATGAAAGCGGTAACTAAAGCAGAAAACGACAGCATCAAGGCTTTTTTGAGCAGACGTATAGATCGGTTTAGGCCTGCATATGGCAGGCGCATGGAAGATTTTCCGAGGCAGTGTGTTTTTGCCGCAACAACGAACGATCGCGTTTTTCTCAAGGATCGGACTGGCGGACGTCGTTTTCTCCCGGTGTTCTGTACCGGCAGGAGCAGAAGGATTTTGAAAAAGCTGACAAATGATTTTATTGACCTAATATGGGCAGAAGTTTTTCAAACGTATCAAAAAGATAATGATCTTGAAATCTCCGAAGCATCTACAGAAGTAGCGCGTACACTGCAAGAGCTATCTACAGAAGGAAGTGAAAAAAAAGGACTGGTGCTTGAGTATTTGAACACACTTCTACCGAGGGATTGGCAAGCTTTGGATATCTACGACAGGCGAGATTATCTCGACAATTACGATTCGGACAACCCGCCGGAAAACGCGGTAAAGCGTGATCGAGTTTGTGCATTGGAGATCTGGTGCGAGGTGTTTAAAGGTAACCGTGTAAACTTTAGAAACTCAGAGGCGCGCGAAATCAACGCTATCATGCAGCAAATCGATGGTTGGAAGTTCGTAAGTACTGTAAGATTTGGGAATTTATACGGGAGGCAAAGAGCATATATTCGCGTTGGCAAAGATGAGAAAAATATCGAAAAAGCACCTAACGGCGTCAACGAATTTTTTTAGTAGGTGTCAACTAAATAAAAAGTTGGTTGACAACTTTGTTGACAGCGGTATACCCGATAAATACTGATAAAAACATATGTTGTCAACAAGTCAACAAAATATTAATGGTAGTAGTATGAATTAGGTATATTAGAGGGTATATATATGTATTATATTCTCTATTCTGTATGCGTATACGCGCGGGAGAAAATCTGTTGACTTGTTGACAGAGGAGATGGGAGTGAAAAATGAAAGAATATGCAGTTGAAAAACATCTGATATCCGTGACGCAGGCTTGCGGCGGAATGTGCATCAAGTTCATAAGTCCGGGGATGTCAGGAGTGCCGGACAGAATTGTCGTTCTCCCCGGCGGGAAAATTGGATTTGCGGAGCTGAAAGCACCGGGGAAGAAGCCGAGACGACTGCAAAGAAATGTTCTTCGCAGGTTGTATCAGTTGGGCTGCAGAGTGTGCGTGATTGATAATCCGGAATCTGCAGAAAGCTTTGTCCGGAGGCTTGCGCAATGAAGTACGTACCGCACAAGTATCAGGAAGCAGTAATCGAACACATTCTGAAAAATCAAGGTACGGGCGTTTATCTCGGAATGGGCCTCGGTAAAACCTCTACGACTCTATCAGCTATCTTTCAAGCAATGTTTGATGAGATGTCTATTAACAAAGTCTTGATTGTAGCGCCAAAGAAAGTAGCCGAAGCTACATGGCAGGACGAAGCGGCGAAGTGGGATTGTTTTAAGAGTCTTACGTTTTCTGCAATTCTGGGAACACGGGCACAGAGAATACAAGCATTGGCAAGAAAAGCGGATGTGTACATCATTAACCGCGAGAATGTCGTATGGCTGCTTGAACACATGAAATATAAACCGGATTTCGACATGCTTGTTATCGACGAGAGTACAAGTTTCAAAGACGCAAGCACGAAACGGTGGAAAGCGCTGCGAAAGGTCAGGGCATGCTTCAAAAAAATTGTTTTGCTGACAGGCACACCGAGGCCAAACGGATTGATGGATCTGTGGGCGCAGCTGTACCTGCTTGACGGCGGTAAACGTCTTGGCCGGACGCTGACAGAATACCGGAACAATTATTTTGTGCCGGATAAGCAGAACGGCCCGGTGGTTTACAGCTACCGGATACGAAGTTCCAACGCTGAAAAAGAAATCTATGACAAGATATCAGACATCTGTATCAGTTTGAAAGCTGAAGACTATCGTCTGATGCCGGATAAACTCCCGCCGGTTACAGTTCCCGTGGTACTTGATGAAAAATCACAGAAAGCATACCGGGAACTTGAGCGTGAGTACGTCACAGAGCTGCAAGGCGAAGAGATAACGGCCTTATCGGCAGCAGCGGTCAGTAATAAATTGCTGCAGCTAGCAAACGGGGCTGTGTATGACGGCGATAAAAAAGTTATACCGGTTCATGACGCGAAAATCACAGCGCTAAAAGAAATCGTAGAAGCAAATGACGGAAATCCGATTTTAGTCTTTTACAATTTCAAGCATGACAAAGATCGGATTAAAGAAGCGTTCCCGGACGCACAGGAATTGCAAAATTCAGTGGATATAAGGGCGTGGAACGACGGAAAGGTAAAACTACTCATAGCGCACCCGGCGAGCGCAGGATACGGACTTAATTTGCAAGCAGGCGGACACATCATTGTGTGGTTTGGGCTGACGTGGAGCTTAGAACAGTATCAGCAGGCAAACGCAAGACTGGAAAGGCAAGGACAGAAAGAGCCGGTTATCATACATCATTTAGTCGCGAAAGGCACTGTAGATGAATTGGTTATGCAAGCTTTGAAACGAAAAGAAAACGGGCAGGAAGCCATGATGAACGCAGTTAAGTTGTTAGTTGAAAAGGAGATAGAAAATGAAATTAAAGAAGTTACTGAGATTCATTCCGGACGATAGCACAACACGAGTTATCAGAGAAAGCAGGGGGCTATACGGTCAAACGTACAAAGTGATGTTTGAAGGCCAATGTGAAAAAATCCCGTACTGGCTTGTGGATTTTGAGGTTATGGCGGTGACAAGCGGGGATGGTAAATTGGTCATTGAGGTGTGCGATGAATAGTGCGGACATGGTGAACAGGCCGCCGCACTACAATAAAGGCCGCATAGAATGTATCGATGCGATTGAAACGGCAACAAGTGATTTGAGCGGTATCGAAGCGGTGTGTACGGCGAATGCGATTAAGTATCTGTGGCGATGGAAGCAGAAGAACGGAACAGAAGATTTGAAGAAAGCCAGATGGTATATTGAGCATCTATTAGAAAGGACTGACGAGAAATGACAGAGATTTTGATTTTCGTAATCGGCGCGTGGATCGGTGCTGCCGTCGGTGTCGTAACAGCAGCATTGTGCGTAGCAGCAAGCAGGAGGAGAAATGGCGGTTAAAGAGTTTTTGAGGTCGGTCAGAGAACAGGACAGATTACTGCGTGCATACGAGCAGGAATTAGAAGACTTGAGGCGCAGAGCGTATAACATCTCAAGTCCGAAGCTTGGTGACAAGATACAGTCAAATCACTTAGCTACGCTTGATGAGATCGTTGACAAGTTGGACTCGCAGATCGAAAAGGTGAATGCCGCGTGGGATGAGCTGATTGACAAGAGAGATAATGCTAAAGCACTGATTGACAAAGTAGAAGACAAGAGCGCCAGATGTGTATTGTATCGGTATTACATATTGATTCAGGCGTGGGAGCAGATAGCGGTAGAAATGAATTACACGATAAGGTGGGTCTATAAACTACACGGAAAGGCATTACAAGATTTAGAAAAAGAGTTCACTAAAATTCATTATAATTCACTATAAAACGTGTTATTATGATACTGTGAAAATATCGCGAGATACTTTCCTCCCCAATTTTAGAAAAGCACATGCCCTTCCCCGGTGTGTGCTTTTCGTTTGTCCAGGAGAAAGGAGGTGGTGGTGTGACACCAAGGCAAGAAAAATTCTGTGTTGAGTACCTGATTGATTTAAACGCAACGCAGGCAGCTATACGAGCCGGATACAGCAAAAGAACGGCTGACAGAATTGCTAATCAAAACTTGAGAAAACTTGAGATTCAAAGCCGTATTAAGAAAATGCGCGATGAATACTATGATAAAGCGATCATGTCAGCTAAAGAAGTCGAATATCTGCTGTCTAAGGCAGGCAGGGGCGAACTTAAAGAAGAAGTTGTCGTTGTTGAAGGCTTGGGCGACGGCGTTAGTGCAGCACAAATTATCAAAAAGCATTTATCTGCGAAAGACCGTATAAAAGCATTAGAGCTTATGGGTAAACGCCACCACCTCTTTGAAGATCAAAATAGTAAAACCGGAGAGGAAGAGGTGCGAATTATCGATGATACAAATTAGACTTAGCGATAAAATAGCACCGTCATTTTTTTCGGTACATAAAGACGTCAAGCAGCATAATCACACGCATTACGTGCTGGCGGGTGGCCGCGGAAGCACAAAATCTTCTTACGTATCCCTTGAAATCCCGCTGCTGCTTATGCGGAACCCGGAATGCCACGCTGTCGTTTTGCGAAAAGTCGCAAATACGCTTAGAAATTCTGTCTATACGCAGATGGAATGGGCACTTGACGCTTTGCACATATCGGATAAGTGGAAAACGACGATCAGTCCGACGGAGATGGTGAGGAAAGCAACAGGGCAAAAGATTTTATTCTTCGGCGTTGATGATAAAGCGAAAATCAAGTCTATCAAGCTGCCATTCGGTTATGTAGGCGTTGTTTGGTATGAGGAACTTGATCAGTTTGCCGGAATGGAAGAAATCCGCAATTTGAACCAGTCACTTATGCGTGGCGGCTCTAAATTTTGGTGCTTCTCATCGTACAATCCACCGAAATCGGCGAACAACTGGGTAAACGAAGAAATGCTACTTGATGAACAGGATAGACTTGTTCATCGTTCAGATTACTTAAGCGTCAATCCAGATTGGTTAGGTCCGCAATTTATTTATGAGGCTGACAAGCTCAAAGCGAAAAACGAAACTGCATACCGGCATGAATACTTAGGGGAAATCACAGGTACCGGTGGAGCTGTTTTTGAAAATGTCACAGAGAAGCGGATTACCAACGAAGAAATACAGCAGTTTGACCGCAGGCGGTATGGCTTAGATTTCGGTTTCGCGGTAGACCCGCTGGCTTTTATTTCTATGCACTACGACTCAAAACGAGAGATTTTATACGTTTTTGACGAGATTTATCAGCCGAAGCTGACAAACAGGCAGGCGACGGTAAAAATAAAAAAGAAAATCACAGAAACGGCATTAATCCGTGCGGATAGCGCGGAGCCGAAGTCGATTAAAGAGTTAAATGAATTAGGCTTAAGAGTTATAGCGGCTAAAAAAGGTCCCGACAGTGTCGAGTTTGGTATTCGATGGCTGCAGGGGCTTTCGGCTATCGTGATTGATAAAAAGCGCTGCCCAAACACGTATAAAGAGTTCGTAACATACGAATACGAAACAACGCGCGACGGGCAATATATCAGTGCCTATCCGGATAAAAACAATCACGCGATAGACGCGGTGCGCTATGGCTGTGAAGATCTAATGCCCGCACGGTTCAAGATTAAAGCCGTGCGGAGTAATTTATATTGAGGTACGACATGGACAAATACAATTTGTTGACAGATGCATATTTCGGTACCGGCCTTTTTGAGAACGGGGTCGGACTTAGGCAGCATCCGCGGGAAGACCCGGCGAATTATAAAGACCGACAGGGGCTCGCTTACTACTTGAATTATACCGGGCCGATTGTCAATGCTGCGGTAGATCCGATTTTCAAGAACGATATCAAGCGCGATTATAACGGGTCAACACTGTTTCAGGCATTTCTTGATGACTGCGACCGAACCGGCACAGACTATCAGGATTTCTGTAAATCGGCAGCTATGCAGGCAAAGCTATACGGTGTTGTCTACATTGTTGTCGATAACAGCGACGAACTGGCAGAACGAAGAAGTGACGCTGTCGCAGGACGTAAACTACCATTTTTGAAAATTGTCACGCCAGCGCAGATTAAAAACTGGGCAATAGACCGATACGGTCGCTTGACGATGTTCCAGTATACCGAAACATCACAGGTCGGGGCAAACGCGAAAAACACAGAGACATATACTTGGACACAGGACTCGTGGGCAATCGGGAATGGCGACGGCAAAATAACGGGTAACCATAATATTAGAAGTGTTCCGGTTGTGCAGTGGCTCGCAAGAAACACAGACAGGAAAATTATTAAACCGCCGTCGGAGTATTTATCGGTAGCACAGGCAAATTACTTTCTCTATCAACTTTGCAGCTGGCATACTCAACTCTTGAGAGATCAGGCTTTTGGCATTCTGACAATGCCAGATGACGGCACCGGCGAAGTAACAGTCGGCACGAATAATGCGCTGATTTATCCGGCGGACGCTTCACACACGCCTGATTTCATAGCGCCGCCCGCGGCACCCGCAGAAATGCTGACCGAGCAGATGGACAGGATCATCAAAGAAATGTTCCGTATGTCCGGCTTAGATTCAGTTATCGGGGTGCAAAGTGACAAAAGTAAATCAGGGGTGGCTAAGCAATGGGATTTTGAAAAAACGAATAAGCGGCTGGCGGATTTTGCGGTACGCTGCGAGGATGCCGACGAAGCTATCGTTAAATTGTTTGAGATGTGGTCAGGTGAGACAGTTGGTTATAATTGTGAATACCCGCGTGACTTTAAAATTAATGATGTTGTTGATTCACTGTCTAATGCGGCAGCAGCGCTTGAGTTGGGCTTTGACAGTCCGACGTACAAGCTGGAAGTCTTGAAAAAAGTATTGGAAGCGTACATGCCGAATCTGCCGCCGGAAATCTATGACAAAATGATTGACGAAGTCGCGGCCGCTATCGAAGAAAGCAAGCAGAACAGCGCATTTGAAGACGGTGATGTAGATGATCCTGACCGAAACGGACAAGACGATTAGAGCTTTTGAGGAAGAAATAAAGAGACTGCTAAAAGCAGGGAAAACACCGAAAGAAGCTGTCAATGAAGCCTACAAGATGTATCCGGTCATGAAAATCATGCAGGGGGAAATAGAGCCGCAGCTAATCGGTGAAATGAAGAAAGGCGGTGCGATAGGCGTCGCTAAACCGCTGTTAAAAAAAGCGTCAACTGCGGTGTGGGCATCTGACGGACTGACGTTGTCTAAGAGAACAACACAGGGGGCAAAAGAAGTTACAAAGCAAGCCGCCGCGGTTATTGCCGAAGCGGTAAAGAAAGGACAGACTGTACAAAAAGCAGCGCTTGCGCTTTTTGACGGCTACGGTTACGGACACACACTGCCGGAACAGGATATCCCTGATTTTTTAAAACAGCTGACGCAAATTGCAAAAGCAAAAGACTACGGCGGCGCAGAGTTTCATAAAACAATACGAGCGGTAGAACGAAACCTGAAGAAACTGAATGCGCAGGGATTGAAAGCGGCGTACGCACAAGTAAAGAATGCTGTACTGTCAGGAAATGAAAAACGCATTGAAAAAGCAGTCTATACAGCGACGCAGGAACGCACTCGATACTTTGCCCGCCGTATTGCCCGCACCGAAATGGCAAGAGCGTATAACGATGGTTTTATGTCAAAATGGACGGCGGACGACGACTGTGTAGCATTTAAGTGGAAGATGTCCACGGCGCATCCGTTTTGCGATATATGCGATATGTACGCGGAAGCCGATTTATATGGTATGGGGCCTGGCATATTTCCAAAAGATAAGGTACCGACGCTTCCTGTTCATCCGAACTGCATGTGTCACCTGCGGCCAGTGATGACGGGATCTAAACTACTGAAAAGCGAAACACCGCACGCAAAAATAGAAGAAGGCGGTAGAGAATGGCTTGATAAACAAACATTGCCGAACAGACAGCGAATACTCGGTGTATACGGCGAGAAAGACGTCAAAGCTGGGCGAAGCTGGACAGAAAAAGCACGCGGATATAGCGACGAAAAGATGAAAAGCAGGATAAAAGATGGTACAATAAAAGAAAAAGACTTTGAAAAAGAACTGCAAAGCTTAGGTGTTAATGTCGATCTGTCGGCTCTGAAAGAACCGATAAGAGAGGCTAATATAGCGGAAGTGTTTCAAGTTGTTAACGACAACCCGAAGTTGGCAAAGCATATAGAAAAGTATGGGCTTGATATAGAAACGAATCTAAGCGGATTGGCGAATGGCGCTACGCAATTCAGCATGCTCCCGGGTAGTATAAAGGTGAGGCTGAGTTCAAAGCTGCTACACGATGTAACGGCTATTAAAACAAGCGTTGCGGCGCAGGAAAAATCAGGGTTTAAGATGCCCGCGGCTGACAAAGAAGCTCTGCATTACACTGCAAGTCACGAGTTTGGACATGTTCTTGAGGTAGTCGCATTGTATGAGCGAACACAAGGTTTACCGACGTGGGCAGTTGGTGACGAGTTTAAACGGCAAGCAAAGCTTATTCGAAAAGAAATCATAGCATGTGCTAAGGAAATCGATAAAAAGGTGAATTTCAGAAATTACACAAAGTACTTGTCTGAGTATGGTCGTAAAGATGAGTTTGAATTTTTTGCAGAATGCCATGCAAACATGAGATGCGGCAAAACTAATGTCTTGGGGCGAGCTTTGAAAAAATGGTTAGAGAGGTGGAATGAAGATGGATAAAATATGTACGTTATCAGATTTGGCTGATAGACCTTATTTTCTTACGAATAAAAAATGGTACTATGAAGACGAAGAAGGAAATCTACAGCTTACACCCGAAGCGCCGCCCAAAGCGGTAAAAAGCTATGATGATTTTTTTAAAAAGCCAGAATTCGACAAAAACGGTATCATGACACTACTGTAGTTACACGTAAAAATATTTAATTTTTGTTGCTTAAAAAGCACTCATACCGAGTGCTTTTATATTGCCTTTTCGTGGGGCAGGAACCCATCCGCAGGCGTTAAAGAACGGTCTTTTTTATTGGGACGGGAGCCCATTATTTACAGTACACAGGAGGTACTTATTATGACATTGGCAGAATTGTATGAAGCGTTAGGTAAGTTAGAAAACGGATCCGAGATGATTTCCGTCATCAAAGCGGAAATTTCCCGCTTAAATGGTGAATCCGCAAAGTTCCGCACATCTAAAAACGAAGCTGACGCGAAAATTACCGAGCTCACTGCAAAGGTGGAAGAACTTGAAGCGAAAGGTACAGGAGACCAAACCGCCGCCGAGAAAATGCAGAAACAGCTGGATGAACTCAACAAGAAGTATGAGGCAGCCGAAAACGCGCGAAAAGAAGAGCAGGCTAAACGGGTACAGGCGGACATTATGCAGCAGACCGTAGCAGCTCTTATGAAAGGCAACGCGGCTAATCCTGCTGAAATCGCAAAAATCTTGGTCGGTTCTATCAAAGCGGATGAAGACGGTACTTACAAATTCACAAATGCCGAAAATGAATCAGTCTCAATCGAAGACGGTGCCGCAGGCTGGCTGAAAGATAATGCGTGGGCGGTAAAAGACACGCAGAATCCGGGAAGCGGCGGAGGCAACGGCGGAAACGGGAGACAATCACAGCCGCAGGGACTGCATGCGGCAGTTGCGGCAGCATTAAACAAGTAATTTTTTAAAGAAAAGAGAGGTAAAAACACATGCCGGTAACATTAGCAGAGGCAAAACTCAACGTACTGGATGATCTTCAGGCAATGACCATCGATGAGTACGCAAAATCCAATTTTATTTGGAATCATATTATTTTTGATGACGTAGTATCTCCGGCAGGCGGTGGAGCTACGTTGACTTACGCTTATAACCGCGTGAAAACACAGCCGAAAGCCGACTTCCGAGCCGTTAACGAAGAGTACACTGCACAGGAAGCCGAAAAAGAACAGAAATCTGTCAACTTGGCGATTTTCGGCGGATCATACAAAGTAGACCGCGTCATTGCGAAGATGGGCGGTGTCGAGAATGAGGTAACTTTCCAGATGCAGCAGAAAATCAAAGCTGCGTCCGCACTCTGGAATGACACTGTCATCAACGGCGATACCGGGACGAACAACAAAGCATTTGACGGGCTTGAAAAAGCGCTGACCGGGTCTTCTACAGAATATAAGCCTACCGCGGCTATTGACTTGTCTTCCGGGTCTGCCATTGACAGCAACTATAAGACATTCCTCGATGCACTCGATGAATGCTTAGGACTGATGGATGGTGAGCCGTCCGCACTGTTGATGAATGCGGCACTCTTCACGAAATTCAAGGCTGTTGTCCGCCGCGCGGTAGCTTACACTGAAACGAAGGACGATTTCGGGCGTCCTGTGCTTACTTATAACGGCATTCCGATTGTTAATTTGGGCGCAAAGTCCGGGTCTAATGATCCCGTTGTGCCGATTGACACTGCTAAGAATACAACGTCTCTCTACGCAGTACGCTTCGGTATTGATGGTTTCCATGCCGTTTCGATGGCGGGTGTAGCTCCGGTGCAGACATGGCTGCCCGACTTCAAGACATCCGGAGCAGTAAAGTCGGGTGAGGTGGAAATGGTGGCTGCAGTTGCGCTGAAAGCGACGAAAGCGGCTGCAGTTCTTAGAAATATCAAAGTTAAATAAGGAGGTACAAAATGGCACAGATTATAGCGCCGAATAAAGATTATACCGGCGAAAGTGCTTCTGTGACATTCATTAAAGGCGTCGGAGAAACTTCTGACGCCTATTTAATTGAATGGTTCAAGGAGCATGGATATACCGTAATTGAAGATGAAGCTGCAGAAGTATCGGATGTCAACGAATCTGAAGAGCGGGCAGAAGTACCGCCGGAAGCTTCTGAAACCGAAGCAGAGGCGGCGGATGCCGATGAACAGGTCGAATCTGAACCAGAGGCCGGTGAACAGGTCGAAGAGACACCGGAGAAATCGAAGAGAACACGTTCTTCAAGAGCAAAAGCAGCTGACGCAGAATGAGCACCGCGGATATTTTCAAGAGGCGGCTAAGGCAGGCGGTTAAAGAGAGCACTTTAACTGTAGCGGAGTATGCGCAGGATAACCACAGGTTTAAATCAAGAACTGGCGCTTTGGAGCAGTCTGTAATGACAGATTATAGAGCTGCAGGCCTGACCGGAGTTATCACGCTGGATTTAAATCGTGCAAATTATGGGTATTTTGTACATCACGGATTCCCTGCGCATACCATTCGCGTTAAAAATAAAAAGGCTCTTCGGTGGGCATCGGGTGGCAGATTTGCTTTTGCTAAAAGCGTTCGTCACCCGGGATTCGTCGGAGATCCTTTTGTTTTTAACGCTTTGGATGCGTGTGATAGTGAGATTGATTCTATTTTTGACCGTTATGCGGAATTAGCTAAATCGGAGGTGGAAAATGCTCTTAACAGTCGATGATCTAATAACAAAAGACGAACTGCTGGGGCCGGTTCTAACCGAAGAAATATTGGCCGATGCACATGACTATTTATATTATTTGGCGTCGCAAGTAGGCGTCGAGAAATCAAAAGTGCAGGCTACGGTATTAGTCAAACGGTTTATTACCGCTTATGCTTTCCGAGCGACGGCGGTTAATAAATCGTTCGGCTTGCCGGGCAGCATGTATAGCGATGGCAAGGACATCGATGCTTACGCGAAAAAGGTGCAGATATATTCAGATGAAGTAAAAATGCTGGAGAACCGACTGCAGACTGCGGAGGCCTTTACCGGTGCTTCGCAGTCTTCCGGTTTCCGAGCCGTTAAGATTTTCCGGGGGTAGGTATGGCTTGGCTTGAAATTTTAAAATACCTGCAGACTGAACTGAAAAAACAGAAAGCGGCGCAGGAAATAAAACTGGGCGCATACGATCCGCGGGCGATTAAAAATACTGATGGAATTATCTTGCTTATGCGCGGAAATGAACAGCCGGATAATGATTCAGATATGGTCGATTATGAAACTATAACACTATATCTTGAATGCTGGATTCGTTATGACGGCACGGAACTATATGTCGGATATGAAAAATTAGCCGCGCTGGAAGCTAAGGTGGACAACGTTCTACAGAAAATCCGCGATGAGTCGGGCAAAGTAACGAATGCTATTCAACTCATGGATATTCGAGTTAGCCGGAAGACAGGAGATCCCGGTGGTTTGCGGCCGCTATACGGCGTGCAATATGAAATAACAGTTACTGTATACGAAAGCGAGGATTGAATATGGCAGTACAAGCGAGAGGTTATAAAGCCTCTACTACGATAGATTTTGAAAGCGCTTATAACAAGGCACCGGTAACGAAAAAAGGAATACTGCTGCCGATTAATAAAAACGAAATGGAGAAAAAGCAAACGCTTATTTCTTCGGATACGATTACAGGGAGCCGTAATAACACGATTTCCAGTTTAGGTCGCGTAAGCGTTGACGGAAACGTGACTATTCCGGCAGATTTCCGTGCTATTGGCTACTGGCTGAAAGCGTTACTTGGCGCGCCTACGAGTGTAAAAGGCACAGGCGTCAATACGCACACATATAAAGTTGGCGATACGCAGCCGTCTTTCGTTCTAGAGAAAGCATTTCCCGATTCAGGTAAGTATTTTCTGTATCGCGGTTGCAAAGTAAACACTCTGAAATGGGGCTTCGGCGAAGATAGCGAAATGACCGTTGAACTGGCTATTATGGGCGCTCTGCGTGAAATTGCGTCCGCTACATATGACGCGTCGGTTACATCAGTAGCGAAGCTTCCCATTTCGCAGAATCACACGTATGTCAAGATTGGCGGCACAGAAAGCGAAATCGTTAAAACGGGCGATTTTACTCTGGACGCAGGGCTTGATGGTGATCAGTATGTTGTGGGCAAGGGCGGTATTCGAGGAGACATCCCGGAGGGGCTGTTTAAAGCAAGCGGGAACATTGAAGCGCTGTTCATGGATACTTCTATGATGGCACTTGCTGATACCGGCGCGAAAACGTCACTTGAAATCGGCTTTAAAATGTCGGAGAATTGCAGTTTGGCATTTACCTTCCCGGAAGTGCAGATTGAACCGCACGACGCGCCGATCGATGGACCCGCGGGGGTTTCTGTGAAATTTGCGTGGAATGCATTTTACGAAAGCAACGCACAGAAAAGTACTGTGCAGGTTGTATTGAAAAATGATAAGGAGTCTTACTGATGGTCGAAATAAAGACAATGACGAGAAAGCAAGTCAAAGACCTGCGTAAAGCGGGTCTTGATTTAGTTTTGCTTGGCGAGGCGGATAAAACAAAGACGATTGAAGCTCTTGAATGGGTTTTTGATCATGTTTATCCGGAACTTGCTGATGATGAAGAACTCTCTTATCGCGAAATGATCCGGATTGCCACAAAAACTTTTGAAAAGACATACGGAACGGATGCAGAAGTAAAAAACTAACGGATGCCTACCGCTGGGAGTGGTCACCGCACCGGGAATACTGTGAGAATTGTCAAAAGCTGCACAGAAAACTGAATAAGAAGCCTCCTTGTGCCGATTGCGAGCATAGGAGGCCTTTTTTGTCAGAAGAAAACACTGAAACGTGGGAGTTGTGGAGCTACTGTGCGGGGCAAGTTCGTACCAGCGGATTAGGCGACATTATCGGAATTGATTATAACGCATTATTTCAGGTTGCAATTGTACTTGGGATTGAAGTAACTCCGGGGATTTTGAAAAAGATAAATGCGATGGAAATGATCATGCGGGAAGAGGTGAGGAAAATTGGCAAGCAGCACTAAAACGATTGAAGCGCGAATTGAAGCAAAGGATAATGCTTCGGGGTCTATCAGCAAAATTAAGGCGGAACTGAATAAGCTCAGGGACAAAAATATCAATGTAAATGTGGATACATCGGGCGCGGAATCTAAGATCTCGAGCATAGCGCAAAAAATCAATTCTATAGGAAAAGGAACGTCCGGGGGGCTTACCGGGATTCTATCAAAAGCGGGTCCCGCAGGATTGGCGATTGCGGGAGTAACTGCGGCAGTTGCAGGGTTAGGCGCAGCTCTCGGTGCCGCAGGTGATAAATTTATAGGCTACAACGCTAAGATGGAGCAGACCAATATCGCATTTACTTCTATGCTCGGCTCTGCGCAAGACGCCAAGGTTATGATGGACCAGCTGCGTAAATTTGCGGCGGATACGCCATTCGAATTTGAGGATATCGCTCCCGCGGCGCAGCAGTTAAAAGCGTTCGGCTTCGAGGCGCGTGATATTATCCCTACTTTAACCGCGGTGGGAAATGCATCTGCAGGTCTTGGTAGAGGCGCCGAAGGATTGAAGCAGATGGCTTTCGTCATGGGGCAGATTAAAACAACCGGAAAACTGATGGGGCAGGATGTCATGCAGTTGTCCCAGCTAGGGATTCAGGTCAAAGATATTTTAGCTAAAAACTTAGGACTTGCCGCAGATCAATTGTCGGATATCGGGAACCAGGGCATCAGTGCCGACGCGGCCATAAAAGCGCTCACGGAAGGCATGAATGAACGGTTTCCGAACATGATGGCCAAGATGTCCAATTCTTTCTCCGGTATGCTGAGCACCATTAAGGACAACGCAAGCCAAATACTCGGTAAAATCGGAGAACCGCTTTTTAACAGCATGAAAAATGCGATCGGCAAAGTCCGTGATGTGTTTAATACAGCTCTTAAAAACGTAAATACAAAGGGACTGTCACACATTTTTGACGACCTAGTGCCCGACGGGCTTGCAAAAAATATCAGCCACCTTTTTAACTCAATCGGACAGGGAATTTCTGCGGTTATGCCGGTCATTGATAATCTGTCATCAGCTCTCGGCAACTTGTTTAAACCTCTTTTGGAGGGTGATAGCAAACTATTTTTGGATATGCTAGACACTGTCGCAACAGTGACGGTTAATGTGTGGCGCGTGGTAAGCGGCGTTATCGCAGACATTGCGGCCGTTATTGGTTCGGTAGAATCATATATCGTAAGCGTACTGAACGGTATAAGTGGCGCATTTGACACCTTGTATAACGGATTGCTTAGCGGAATTGTGCAGCTGGCCAATCAATTTTTGGCAACTGTAGGTGACTGGCTGTCACAAGCATATAACGCTATTGTTGATTTTGTAAACGCCTGCCTTGATAAACTCGGGGTCGTCAGTACAGCCATCCGAAAAATCGCAAGTATGGTCGGCGCAGAAATTGAATCCGCAAAAGACGCAGTTACAAACTCTAAAACGTTTCAAGCACTGACCAATCTCGTGACAATTGACGGAAATATTACTTCAAAAGTGGAGACGGGGCCTACTGATTTTGTTAATCAAGGTGGTGGCTCTGTTGGTGGTGGAAGCGTCGGCAGTTCAGGAGGCGGGGGCGCAGGGGCCGTAGACAAAGCGCAAAAGAAAATTGAAGAGCTGACAAAAAAGATCGCCGATGCCGTTTCGGATTTATCCGATAAAATCCTTGACGAAACAGGAACAGCTTACGAAAAAGGAATCGGCAAACTGAATAGAGAAATAGCCAAAGTAAGAAAAGAAATTGAAGAAGCCGCGGCTGCCGGAGTTAATACGGACGCACTGCAGGCAAAACTTGAAGAATATGGCCGTGTTATAAAAGATAAACTTGTAAAAAAGTGGAAAGAAGCTAATACAGATCTTGTTAATGATACGAACCTTGCACTAGCTAAAATGACTAAAAGCATTTCGGCGCAGGCGGAAGCACAGTATCAAATTGATCTAGAAAAGCTAAAACGCGAAAAAGAGAACAAGCTAAAAGAAGTTGCACTGACTCAAGATAGTGCTGAAGCTAAACTTGCGGTAGAGCGCTGGTATAATGCGCAGCTTGCGCTTATCACAAAGCAGCGGGACGACGAACTGGCTAAAGAACCAAAAACTTGGAGTGAAGCTTGGAATACGGCGCTTCAGCAGATGATCGAGAATTTCGGATCCAAAGGTAGACAGATGCAGGACGCTATGAACAGTGTCGCGTCATCAATGGCTGACGGTTTTACAGACATGTTTACTGATGTATTGACTCTCGATTTTAAAAATATTGGAAGCTCTTTTAGTAACATGCTGAAAAGTATGTTAAAAGCAATTGCAAGTTTTATGGCAAAACAGGTCGTGACGAGTTTTTTAAGCCGGTTTTTAGGTGGCGGCGGGGGAGGCCTCGGGACAGGGATTTCTCTCGGTGGCAGCTTTAGCCAGAGCTGGGGCGACCGGATGATTGCGTCCGTAGCGCCTAAACTTAGTTTTCGCGCTAACGGCGGCCCGGTATCTGCCGGGCAGGCATACATCGTCGGAGAACGCAGACCGGAGCTGTTCGTCCCCCGCGCATCCGGCACGATTATCCCGAGTGTCAATGTAGGTCGACAGGCGCCGGAAGTGCAGGTGGTTGTTCAGAATAATACTGGTACGCCAATGCAAGCTAAAACGCAAACAATGCAGCAATCGGATGGCCGGGTTCTGAAAACGATTATACTGCAGACCGTAGCAAATGCTGTTTACACAAATGAAGATCACATGCGAGATGTCATAGCAGGCGTTCGCGGAGGTTAATATGCTGAAATTCCCGAATATCAAAAATCCTATCTACCCGCTAAAGCATAAGCGGGTAGATCATACATACAAAATGGAGCAGGACAATGAAACTATCAACACGCGGCCGCGGTTTACGAAAAAACCGCTACATTTTACCCTGCAGTGGTCAGCTTTACCCGCGGCTGATTATTCATTGCTTGATACTTTTTTTAATGACCAGGCGTACGGCAACGCCCTAAAATTCCAATGGACGTATCCGCCGGAACCGGGGTGTAAATTTGCAGGGCAGACGTTTACCGTTCGATTTTCTGGGGATCTCGAATTTGACCTTGTTAATCCCGGATTATTTTCAGGGCAGGTAGCGTTGGAGGAGGCATAAATGGAATTATCTACAGCCGCAATCATTGAAAAGAATAAAACAGCTTCTAACGGTGCTGATCTTCTCCTCTGCGATATTACGTGCAGAGATGAAAGTCTGCACTTAGTAGCTAACAACGAAAATATTGTATTTCAAGGCGTCACTTACTACGCTTACGCATTCAGCGTCGATAAAATCAAAGTAAGTAGTACGGAGATGCCGTCGGCAAGATTGAATATCAGCAACATCACAGGATCCATGCAAGCTTTGCTTGAAAAATATGACGGCGCAGATGGCGTTACAGTATCTCTTAAAGCGATTAACACAAATGTTCCCGATGAGATTTTAGATGAAGAGGTGTTTGATGTTATCGGGTCATCTGCAGATAAAAAGACCGCAACGCTAAACATCGGGACAAGTTTTTCGTTGCAGAAACGTTTCCCGGCAACGCGCGTATTAAAAGACTTCTGTCCGTTCAAATTCAAAGGGCACAGATGCGGATATAAGGGGACCGTGACAACCTGCAATAAAACACTTTCAGACTGCCGCAGATGCGGTAATAATAAGCGTTTTGGTGGGTGCCCGACGGTACCGCAGGGGGGACTATATGTCAGAGATAACTGATTTGATTGGAAAACCATTTTCAGAAATGAAATGCTGGGATTTAGTGCAAGAATACTACCGCCGGAACGGGAAACGTTTACCGGATTACCGCGAACTGCTTACTGCTGATGGTGCTCCTGATGGCGGCAATCGATATAAAGAGATTAAGGAGCCTGAATTGGGCTGTATATGTGTGTATGCAATTAAAGGGAGTAGTATTGATCACGCAGGAGTCTATCTCGGCGGCAATCAACTTCTGCACGCAACCGAAGGTGGTGTGTGTATTGAGCGATTTTCTAAGTTTTTACCGCGCTTGAAAGGAATGTATAAATGATTCATGTAATTATCGTTAATAATCCGTTTGACAAGCGGCAAAGAAAAGATTATTACGAGTCATGCAGTGGGAAAACGGTTAAAGAATACCATTCAGAAGAGGGAGAGAAAGTATACGCAATTAATGGTGTTCCCTGCGATGCGGATTATATTCCTGCAGACGGAGAAGAGCTCGTTGTCATGCCGAAAATCGATGGTAAGGCTTTGGGGTGGATTTTATCCATCGGAATTACTGTTTTGTCCGCAGGCGTCGGTGCGGGTCTTATCGGCGGCATGACGAGTATGTGGGTGCGCATGGGGTTATCTCTTGCAATCGGTATGGTGGGGAATGCACTGGTTAATAAGCTGACGCCGACACCGAAAGCGGACTTGAGTAACACGGAACAGTCTAATACCTACGGATGGGGTGCTCCGACGACGTTGACAGGGCAGGGGTATCCGCTACCTATCGTTTACGGCACCGTTAAAACAGCGGGGATTATGCTTGCCCGGCACGTTGTGTCCGAAGGAGAAAAGCAGTATCTGAATATACTCTATTGTGTAGCCGAGGGGCCGATTGATGAAATATCTAACATCGAACTCAACGGAAACCCGATAAGCAATTATACCGATGTACAGATAGATATTCGTTTAGGCACAAATACACAGACGATTATTCCGAATTTTAATGACTCTTACGCGGATACTGGGCTTGCTTACGAGCTCAATAATGACAACAATTGGCACACGCATAAACTAGATGGGAATACAGCACAGGGGCTTGAATTAACATTTTCATTCCCCGCCGGTCTGTACTATTCAAATGATAGCGGTGGTACTTCAGAGACGTGGATTGACCTGGAAGCGCAATATCGAAAAGTGGGTGATGCCGACTGGAAGAATATTGACGTAGGTCGGATTAAGAAAAACACCAATAAATCATTTTATCTTGTCTATGCTGTCCGAGATCTGGAACCTGCACGATACGAAGTGCGCGCAAGATGTACAAAAAAAGCGGGCACTTCTATCCGGTACGCGAATAAAGTACAGTGGCAAGGCGTTACTCAAGTTATTTATGACGACTTTGAGTATCCGGGCAAAGCACTTATCGGGATTAAAGCGTTGGCCACCGACCAGTTGTCCGGGAACGACCCATCTATGACGTGTCTCGTCACACGTAAAAATGTTAATGTTTGGAATCCAGCGACAAAGCATTACGAAGAACGCCCGGCGGACAATCCGGCATGGGCTACTTATGATATCCTGCACCACTGCTTGAAGATTGATACTGCAGAAGGCGGTTTTGAGTATGAAGCCGACGGCGTCCGAAAAGAAAACATAGACTATTATGCTTTCAAAGCGTGGGCGGCAGCATGCGCTAACGCCGGGATGGCGTTTAATTATTTATACGACAGCGCTATGTCCGTATGGGATGCAAAAGACTACCCGTGCCGCGTTGGCCGCGGGGCTATTCTGCTGATGGGCACTAAGTTCTCTTGCGTCTATGACTACGCAGGAACACCTGTACAGCTGTTTACTGTCGCCAACATGAAAAAGGACTCTTTTAAAGAAGAATTTCAGGCTCGGGATCAGCGGGCAAACGCAGTTGAAATATCTTTTATGAATAAAGACAAGAATTACGAACGCGACGTGCTGACCGTCTACGGTGATGATTACGATACTGCGGAAAGAAATGTACAGCCGGTGCAGATCGAGCTAATGGGGTGTACCTCATTGAAACAAGCTTATGCGTTCGGACGATACAAACTTCGGTCGAATAAGTATGAGATCCGAACAGTCTCTTTTGACGCATTCGTCGATGCGATCGCTTGTACAATCGGCGATGTTATCCTTGTGCAAACCGATAACACGACATGGGGCACTGGTGGTCGGATTGTTAGCGTTAACGGAAAAGAATTAACTCTGGATCAGCCTATTGATATTGATTACAGCTCAATTTTTGTCCGTGACCAGGACACCGATAAAATCTATGAAACTGCAATCGCGTCAATAGACGGAAGTAAAGTAACAGTTTCAGACGCTACCGGTTTTTCTGCAGATGCAGTTTATGCCGCGGGTAAAACTGGGAAAATAGCTAAAATGTTTAAAGTTTTAGCTATTGAAAAAGGGATGGACGATGCTACCCGGACTATTACCGGGATTGAATATTATCCGGAATTGTACAGCCCGGATACGAGTAAAGTGCCGGAAATAACGGCATACGATAATATCGTTAACGGCCCGACAGACCTTACCATTACTTGTACTGTTAAAACGGGTTACGGAGTCGGCACAGACTGCTCTGTGCATTGCACGTGGATTAATCCCAAAACAGCTAACACGGTATATCTTGAGACAAAAGAAGACGGGGCCAGCGTATGGGTACACCGCGGAAGATTTGAAAACAGCGAGAACTCTTATACCTTTGAAGCAGACGGAACCAAGAAATACACTGTCCGGGTATATTCGGAAAACGAACTCGGCAAGCGTTCAGATTACTCTACGGCCAGAGTAGATTTATCTGCATGGCTGCATCCCGCGGAAACGCCAAAAAACATCAAGGCATATACACGGTACCGCACATTACCAAACGGGTCTCATAGATACGATATTCTTGTATCGTGGGAATCTAAAGATTTAATCGGTCGCGTCTGGTATAAAACGAACCACGTGCAAGGCGAGGCGATCATTATAGAAGATGGGCTAAGCGCCGATGAACTTGGTTTTGCCGGGGCATGGGTGTACGCAGGGCAGGGAAAAGGACAGCTGATTATTCCGCAGGCTCTACCCGGCGACACCTACAGAATAGCAATTACCACAGCTGATGGGCGGGGTGTATTTAATCTCCCGGATGATGCACCAAAAATCGACAAATTAGTCGCGCTGAAATCCACAATTCCAAACACCCCCGATAACTTCAAAATGGTTATTGGAAGTGTAGCGCATTTATCGTGGAATCCCGTAACCAACGCCGACGTACAGTTTTACGAGCTTAGGACGAACAGCAACGCAGGCGGTGATTCAGACGCTTTGTTGGCGAGGACTGATGGGTTATCTTTTGACGTTACTCTAACAAACCGGCAAGGAACATTGTATCTATTCGCTTGCAATACGGAGGGGAAATACTCCGCCCCCGCAACTATCACTTATAACAAGCCAGCTCCTGCCGCACCACCGAAGCCTGATCTAATATCATCAATCGGCGGATTTTCCGTTGTTGCTAATCCTATCCCCGCCGACTGTGCAGGGATGGCGGTATATATAGATCCTGCAGGTAAAAACATCATGCGGGTAACAACAACAAATAGCGTTTACTCTTACGCTTGCCCTGAAAACATCTATGAAGTGTCTATCGCTTATTATGACATGTTCGGGGAAGGCGCACGGTCGCCGTCGAATATGGTCACGGTGAAACTTGTTATTGATGAATCAATGCTGAAAGACGGGGCAATCAGTCTTGAAAAAGTTGACGAATCAATCAAAAAAGCACTGGAAGCGGGAAAGGTTAGTCATGAATCTGTCAATCAGATAGTATCCAATTTGAATAAAAAAGACGGCTACAAGACGTATAGCGCCTTAACGCAGTTGAACAACGCCATTGAACTTCGGGTAAAAGATAATGAGATCATTAATCGCATTAACTTAACACCGAAAGGGACAACAATTGATGGCGGCTATCTGCACATCACCGGTAAAACGACTATTGATAATAATGTCATAGTGAACGGTATGCTCGCCGCTAATGCCGTAACATCAGACAAGATAGCAGCAGGCGCGGTAACGGCGAATAAGATTAGTGTTAATAGTCTTGAGGCGGTATCGGCTAACGTTGGTAATCTTACCGGCGGAACTATATCAGGGACAACATTAATCGGTTCAACAATACGAAATGCGTCGAATACTTTTTCTGTTGATCCAGATGGGAACATAGTCGGGGCAACGCTTAAAGCGGGTACCATAGATGGTAATTCTGTAAGAATTAACGGCTACAACGTTAGAGCAGTTTCGATTCTAAAAGGTACCGGGAGAGGGGATTTTACAATTCCTCTCCCGGAAGGATATGAAGAAAAGGACTGCGTGTGGACGGCATTTCTGATGAGCAATGCGAGGAGTACCTATTCTTTTTCAATGAACGGAAGAAGAGTGCATTCCTGCGAAATATCGGGGGATTATCCCGACCCGCTGTGCGGTTACATGGTTATAGGTATTAAATAAAGGAGGCATAAATTGTGGTACGGATTTGATAGTGGAGGCGGGTGTCGGTTCTCTTCTGACGACGCGGTACAAAGAGAGCCGGATATAACAGTTGTAGAATCTGATGTAGTATATCCGGATATTTCACGGCTTGTACTTATTAACGGGGAAATTGTGGAAATGGAGGAGACGGCGAATGAAGCTAACGATATTCCAACACGGTGAAATCAGGGATGAGAACGATAAAATCATTCAAGAAGGGACTTACGGAAAACATACCGTATTTACTTCTTCTGACAACCGCGGAATTTTAGACTATATCATCAATAACTTTGAGGTGCTATATCAAGCAGTGCAAGGTAATTTATCTGGCATTGTCGATGTAAATTCCATTCTTAATACCGTCAAGGAGTACATCAATAAGCAGAAATACGTACAGTCTGTAGACGGAAAGGGCTTATCTACAAACGACTACACGGCGGAAGAGAAAGCCAAACTGGCGAGTCTTGAGAATTACTCTCTGACGGCAGATGAAATAAAAACGGCATTAGGGTATATGCCGGTAAACGAAACTGCACTAAATGATAAAGTGTCTACTGCCGCATTAACGAACGCAATAACATCGGTGGAGAATAACTTTAATCAAGCACTTACAGGATACGCGCAAAAATCAGAACTAAACGACAAGCAAGATAAATTAGTTTTTGACAGCGCACCAACGGAGAACAGCAAGAAAATGCTGACGTCCGGTGCTATATATGCGGCGATACAAAAAGCCGTACAATCTATTTCCGATGTGGATAACACATCATTTTAAAAAAGGAGCAGAGGTATGACAATCACAAGGCAAGAAATCATTGACGCACTCATCAACGGGAGCGCCGAAATCGGGAAAGAAGAGTATGTAGATTTAGACGAAAGGAGTTTTTAATCATGACAAAAGGGAGAATATCTGTCGAAAGTGTAGCCGCTATTGCGAATGCAATTAGAGAAAAATTAGGTACAACCGCAACATATAAACCTGCTGAAATGGCACCCGCTATTCTGTCTATTCCGACAGGTGGAACAGGGGAAGAAATCCCGAAAATCTATGTAGCGAAAAAGCTTGAACATCAGAGTATTGTTATTACGCCGAGTGCTTTAACAACACCGGCGGAAATCGGTGATAAAAAGGTATATTCAGCTTCCGTATCTTCAATCGATATTAAAGTGGTACCCGCAGTAGGCTATGAAGCCGGGAACATCGTCGTCAACGGAAATGTTATGAGTAAAGAGGTTAATAATTACGCAATCGCTGGGGGCGAACAGATTACCGCAACAGCAGCTATAAAAATAGGTGAAGCACCAACGCTCGATATCCACGGCACGCTGATATTTACTGAAAATGGCGAAGATACATTGATCGCAACAAGCGATAAAATCAATACTACAAGTGCCGGATATCGTGTTAATAATGTTTACGCACAGCGTATTGAGGATTACTTGATAGTCGAAATCAATATACCAGGAATCGAAGAATTTTATAGCAAGCCGGGAATTTACACAACTTCGGTCATTAGTGTAAAAATTGGCGATGTATTATTCGATATGACACGCGAAGGCCCGAATAGTCTTTCAGGCGGAAGTTCGAAGGCGGATTTTGTGAAGTTAAAAGAGAACATCGGGAAACCGCTTAATTTCTCAATTAAATACGAATAATATATTTAGTTTACTGCGGGAGCCGTTCGGCTCCTGTGGTATTAATTTTATTAAGAGGTATATGAAATAATGAGTATGGGGGATATGAGCCCGGAAGCACTGGAGCGGATTGTGAGAATTGAGACAAAGCTGGATATGCTTGTTGAAATGATTCCGAAAATGCAAGAACTGCAATTAGCTCACGAAAGAGCCGCGCAGAGTGCTAAATCCGCGCATCATCGAATAGACAATATTTACAAGGTAGCAGGGCTTATATCTACTATCGTATCTGTTGTCATCGCACTGATCGGGAAGGTGCTGTGATATGTTAAAAAAAATATGGAACGCCGCTATACAGTACTTGCCGAGGATAAAAGGTCGAGTACGGACATCGATGCAGATCGTCTACGTGTACGGTGCCGGACTTATCATTTTATTTTTAATGGTGATCGCGGCATGGATACATGACTTTTATCGAACGGGAGTAGCAAATACAACGCTACTCATCAATTTTTTCAAAGAGTTTACGGCACCGGCAGTAGTCGGTGCTTTTACTTTTGTGAGTGTTTTTTGTGTAGACAAGAATCACGACGGACGGCCGGACGCCGCAGAAAAAGAAATAAAAAAAGAAACAAGAAAGGAAGTGCGTAGAGATGACGATAGAGGAACTTCGGCAGGAACTCAAAAATAAACGGGATTATTTTTATCAATTCCCGTGGCCAGCAACAACTTACGGACACTGGACGGCAGGGAGATATTTTACAACGTTTAACGACTATCATTTTAACGTTGACGGAGATGGAGAAATCATCTACACAAGACCGCTCGACGAAGTGCCGAAAGCGACTTGGCACAGGAACACAGGTAGCATTGCCATCGCTCTATGCTGCTGTTACAACGCACGCCCAAATGACCTGGGTGAATACCCACCGACCGCGGCACAGATTGAAACGATGGCGAAGATGTTTGCTGTCATTGCCGAGGTTTTTGACAACCCAATCGATAGGGAACATTTCATGACGCACGGCGAGGCCGCTAATGACGACGGTTACGGGCTGTACAGCGGAGAGCCCGACTGCCGCTGGGATTTAGAGCAGCTGTGCGATAAGGACGAGATAGGGACCGGCGGAGATATTCTCCGTGGAAAAGCGCAGTGGTATTTAGAGAATGGGGTGTAAAAATGAATTATCAGGAAAAGGCAAAAAAGATTGTTATTGATTACTACAATGAACATGTAGAGAAAACAGATAATAAGAAACTGACCGAAAGTGAAGTTTTTATTGTATGGTTTAGTAAAACATTACAGAACTGGAAAGCGTTGGTAAGTACAACAATATCCGATGGAATGTATTATGAGATCACATATAACGGGAATAAAAAAGAAACTTATCTCGACGCATATAAAAAGTGGGAAAATGTTTGTGTAAAAGATAAGGAGGACTGATAATGTGGAAAATGTTATCAAAACACATTACAAAAGTATTATTTTGTGCATTTTTGTTATTTTCTCCATCGTTTTCATTGCAAGCCGAGGGGACTACGGAATACATCACAATGACAATCCAGGAATGGAACGACTTCAAAATGGATTGGACATCGCAGATGACAGAATTAGCCATGCTGAAACAGAACTTGAACATGCTGACACTGAACTCGACCGAGCAGCAGGCACAAGCAGAGAAATTACTCAAGAAGTGCAACAGCTTAGAGATGAAATTGGGCAGAATCAAGCTATCCTTAAACAGTGCGAAGATCTCATTGACAGAAGCGAAGAAAGAAATCAACGAGTGCAAGAAAGAATTAGAATTATTGAAGAACGAAATCGACAAATTGAAACACAAATTGAGACTGGCAAAAAGACAACGTGACGCATGGGCAATAGGAACACCGTTGGCGTTTATAGCAGGATTTCTTGTTGCAAAGAATTAGTTTTATCACTATCTGCAAAACAAGTTAATGTGGGGCGGGAAACCGCCCTCTTTTTTTATTGCATAAATTACTTTATTATGCTATGATTTAACTGTCAGAGGGAAACCTCTGTGGGTTTAAATAATCTGAAAAAAAAAGGAAAAGGAGCAGGGAGAAATCCTTGCTCTTTTTCTGTTGCACTGTATAAAAAATAATTATAACAAAACATCTTGAAAATGTATTGACTAATCAAGTTGAATAAGATATACTATAATCAAGAAAGGACGAGAGGTCCTACAGATTATTTAAACCCACAGGAGGAAAACAAAATGGACAAGAATTGGGAAAACGTAAAAATGCTGGCAGACAAATTGGAATGGCTCGACGAAAGACACCCAGCATATGAAAGTATTTTTGTAGAGTTCGGAGAAAACACTGATGAGAAAAAAGAGCTTATCGAAGACAGAGAATCTGTAGATAAATTAATCGAACTTTTCGGGAAAGAAGTTACCGCCGCAGCCCGGAAACTTGTAAAAATCCGGAAAGAAATCCGGAGGGCGGCGGAAGTTGATGATATCCCCGCTTTGCTTAGAGCAATCGCAGACAGAACAGATTTAAAGAGTAGATAAAAGGAGAAAGAAAAATGAAAGTAAGAATGTATAGAAACTATGATAAATTCCCATACGAGAGCGATCATCACGGGAACTTTAACGGAAGAATGATATTCACATTCTTCCGCCCGATTGGAAGGGAGTTCGACTGTATACTGGTCGAGCTCCCGGAAGAATACAAACCATTACCAATAGAAAGGTATGAACGTTACGGCGGGTGGCAAATGGAGTTAGATCAGGTTGTAAAAAAAGAAGAAGACGGAATGTACAACACTCGCGGATTAACTATGAGGTTTTTCGATGAGAAAAACTGGGACTATGTAAACGTTCCAAAGGGGTGGCTCGATACTTATGCAAAGGAAGATACGGTGCCGGAACTTTGCGGTCGTGAAAATATACCGGTTAAATTCATCAAAATCGAATATTCCACAGTAGAAGAACTCGCTGAAAAATTTAATTGCGAATATATAAAACCGACAGATGAGTTTTATGCAAGCTTCCGGAAAAGAATAAATGAGTATATAGGCGCTTATGAAAAATGGGAAGCTATGAAAGAAGAGGTTAACCGCAGATCGGTTACGACATTCGAAACTCTAAAAGAAAGAGTTGAACTCAAATCAAACTGGCACGAAAAAACATACATCGGAAATCCTGGCGATTACGTATTAAACATAGATGAAAAACGATATCTCATACTCGGTGTTATAGCCGCAGAAGATACTTCTCCAAGTAGTGATCACATGTTTTTCCATGTGCAATCGTTTAATTCAAAAGACCAAGAAACTCGTTTACCCGCATTCGGACTTCCAGAAAATACCCCGCTGGCAATAATTGAAATAATAGAAAAAGAAGCTGCACGCCGAGACGAATTAATAAGCGGTCACGGAGAGGAGGATTGGGGCTAATGGCGGAAAATAAAAAAATCAGTGCGAACTGGGGCGGGCGCCGTAAAGGGTCCGGCGCTAAAAGAACACTGCCGCCGGGCGCCAGAACACGGTCTGTCAGGATGACCGACGAAGAATGTGAAAAGGTGAAAGACTTTTTGAAAAAAATGAGAGAAAAAAATGAAAACGGTAGATAAAATAAAAAGAGCGATATCAATATCGCTCTTTTTAATCTTGTGACTCACATTGCTTTTCGGATAAGCGGAATTTTAAACTGTAAGATAAGTGGTAATCTACGTGATTTCTCTTGGGTCACCAACAACGCCACTTTTATTTTGTCGGGATAAACAGTTATGTTTTTAACGGCAAGCTCAAACAGGGTCTTGATAAATTCAGGACTCTGTTTTTGTTTGAGTTGTTTTTGAAAGTAGGGTTATAGGACATTTTGTGTTGATTTTAATACCGATGAAGTTAGACATTGTCTGGCTTCATCGGTATTTTATCCTTTTCCTAAGAAGATAAAGGGTGGACAAAATGAGTTAGTAAAAAATCCGAAAATGATTGCTATGACTGCTTTAATTAGGGTTATATCTTTTTAAAATATGTTTATTTTAAAAGGAGAATCTTATGAAACAAGTTAGGTGTTTATATTACGGTTTCTTTTGCTCAAAATATGGTAAAACTCGTACAGGAAGGCAACGGTGGTACTGCAAAGAATGTCATTCTGTCTTTGTGAATCCGATTAATAAGACGGTTCATGATTTTAAGCACTTTATTCAGTGGTTGTTTGGTAAGGATGTGCAAAAATCCATGCCTGGCAACGGTCGTGGTTTTCGAAGGAAAACCTCTAAATTTTGGGAAATATGGCCTATGCAGCCTAAAATTGAGAGTCCGATGAATGTGATATATGTGGATGGGATTTATTTAGGAAGAAAAGCATGTATCCTTATTTGTTGTAATGAAAGATATGTGCTTGGATGGTATTTGTGCCGCTATGAGAATTCCAGAGCCTGGAAAGCATTGATGCAGAGAATTGCGGCTCCCGCTATGGTCGTTTCTGATGGAGGCCACGGCTTCCGGAAAGCACTAAAAAGAGTCTGGCCCAAGGCTAAGTTGCAGCATTGTACTTTCCATGCCTTCCTCCAGGTAAAAAAATATACAACCGGTAGTCCTAAAACCATTGCCGGCATTGAGATGTACATGATAGCAAAGGATTTGCTGATGATAAAAGACATGGAGCAAGCAGGTCATTGGGCAACCCGATTGATAAACTGGAGAATAAAGCATAAGACCTTTCTTAGTGAAATGACACAAGATGAAAAAGGCAAACTTCGCCCTATGCATGAACGTTTACTAAAGGCCGAGCGGTCACTGGTCAGATTAGTACGGCAAAACACATTATTTACCTATTTGGATGAATCGTTATCTTGTGGAGAAGAACTACCATCCACAAATAACCGTATAGAAGGCGGAGTAAATGCACAATTAAGAACGATTTAGAAACCATCGTGGGATGTCCATTGAAAGACGCATAAAAGCGGTTTTCTGGTGGTGTTACTTCCACACACCGAAACCGCTTTCTGCATCTGAAATCCTAAAGGTAATGCCCACTGACAGAAGCATTTCTAAACTGTATAAAGCGATGAATGAACGATCCCAATTAGAGGATTCAATTCCCACATGGGGAGATGCTATTGTGTGGTCAGAATTACATAAATCCGATTCATTTCCTGCTTGTTTTTGGGATTAACCACCAACACAAAATGTCCTATAACCCGAAAAGTATCAATGATTTTATCAACATTGAAAGCTGTAGACCACACAATAATTTGTTATATACAGGTAGACGTAGATTGTAAAAGCAAAGGACTATGGTGATATAGAATTTCATAAAATTTTGCGGGCAGTAAAACGAAATCTGAAGAAGTTAAATACGTAAGGTTTGGAAACCGCGTATAAACAAGTTAAAAATGAAGTTGTGGATGGAAATGAAAAAACACTGAAAAAGAAGTCTAAACGGCTGCGTAAGGATGTATCCGTTTATATGTATGAGTTTGGGAATATTAAAAAAGATAAATTGCCTGTGTATCCAAATTATATGTGCCATCGGTGGATGTTAATTAACGATCGGATCTAAATTGCTGAAAAGTGAAACATCGAAAAAATGGATAGAGAAAGATGTTAAAGCGGAACTGGATAGAAAAAATGCGCGGATATAAAAGTGATAAGATGAAAAGCTGGATCGATTATACGGGCAATGATATTTTGCTTACTAATCTGCTAAATTTCATCTTTAGAAGAAATCTATCTGGAGAGGAAAATGGGGTTAAATTAAGGATTAAGGATTGGTTGAGAAATACAAGGGGTTACCTGTAGAATAAAAAGAATGTAGGCGTGATTAAAGAGGATAAACATTTTTTGATATTTACTGGTACGCTAAAGAGAGTTTAGATGTGGAATTAAAATCAAAGCGATGAAGAAAAGGAGTAAAAGATGAAAGTAAAATAAGGGGTCCATCATTTGGTGTAGACAGATTGACTGATGGGAGAATATATATTTGTACTGGCATCGAATATGGAAATCCTCATATTATTGATGATTCTGGCGAAGATTATCTTTATTCTGCTATTAATCTGGGGCAATGTGATAACAAAAGAGTTTATGATAAATGGGAAATCGTAGAAGATAATGAAAGTGAATCACTCCAAAAGTTGATTAAATAAAGAGTTATCCGGAAACCTGGATATAAAATATCTTTAAAGGGGCTACCGAATAACTCTTTATTCTATTTTATATTATTTTTCCGGAGATCGCATTAATTATATGATAACCGGATTCTTATATGTAACCTTATAAAAACCATGTCTTAAAAATGTGCTTTTTTCCTGCGGCTTTATTACTAGTACCGATACAACAGATTAGACAGAATATCAGTGCTATAAATTGATTTCTCCTTTAACTTTCAAGCAAAGTGGCTTCCTGAATTAATTCTTGCACGATCGTTTCATTGCATTCTTCGACAAGGGATTTCATTCGAAACAAGTCTATAATAGCCCAAATGAAAACGCCTCCGTAAGTAATCCAGTATAGTATATTTCTTACCGGTTTCCTTAAATAAAAATAATGAATACAGAAAAACCAGCAAAGATAAGCGACTGAGAGGTCTTTCTCTTTCGCTGCAAGTCTGTTCGTTACATAATTTTTTTGTGCAGGTGTCAATTCATTTAGTAATAAGGCTGTTTTTTCTGTCATATTGATGATTTTCTCCTTTATAAAATTAATGACTTTTGAAAGGATATATTATGCGGCAGCCAGTCCTAAGATTTTTACACTCTTCAGTTTAAGCCGGGGAAGGACAGGCGCTTCAAAGAGGCGTGCTTCGGTAATTATTTTTTGATTGAAAGAAAGTTCTCCAGAAAAATTCAT